ATGTATTATCGAGAACTGAATGGAATGGAACAGCGGCTTGTCGCGGTCATGAGGAAAATCAATTTTGGCCGTCTGGAAAACCTTGTTATTGAGGACGGTCATGCAAAGACTACCGCGACAAGCAGGAAAATCAGCACCGCAAACTTTGAACGCGAGGAAACTCCGCATGCAGCCTCGCGACCGGATGGAGATTTCATTCTGACCGACAAGCATGTCCGTTTCCTGCGGCACCTTCGCAAGGTGGGGAATGGCCGCATCAACTCAATCAGCATCCGCGCAGGACTTCCCGTATCTGCGGAAATTGAGGAGGCCGTTGCATCCATCTGACCGGGCCGATAACCCATCTATCCGTATACAGAAAGAAACAGGTATTTAGCTGACCAACCAACCGAAGAACGGAGGTGGTCGGGAATGCCGCCAGAATAATGGCGCAACCCGACCACCTCCATTTTTTTGACGGCTTCCCGACCGCTCCAAACCCCAAGGAGCAGTCGAAATGACTCAGAATAGCAATCAGTCCGTCCGCAATGCGGAAGCCGCCGAAAACAGCAATCACATCCCGATGTTCGAGGAAGTCTATGCGATGCCCTATATCCGGGAATCCATCGAAAGCGTTCTCGACCAGAACGTCCGGCAGTATCAGATACTAATGGGATACAAGGATGATTTACGTCAAGAAATTCTCATTTACATCAACAACATCCTGCCTTCATTCGATCCGACGAAATCCTCATTCAATACCTTTTTTCGCCGTATTCTTCATTCCGCAATGTGCAACGCGAGAGAGCCATATTTTCGTAAAAAGCATCTGACCTTGACGTATGCGGAGGATGTTGACGCCTATGAAATGACGGATGAGGAGGCGTCCAGTTCTCTCTCAATTGAGAGCCGCCTGGCTTATGAGCGATTGGCCAAAAACGATGTTGAGCAAGGGATGTTTTGCCGTGATGTCCGTGAAACGCTTGAAGCCTGTCCTCCCGAAATCCGGAAATTTGCCCAACTGTTGGCGGAGGGATATACAAGACGTGAGATTGCCGCTCGGATGGGAATGGCGGAATCAACTTTGCGCTGCAAGCACTTACGTATTTTGAGAAAAGTGTTTACGGAGAAATCTTTCAAGAATCTTTGAAAAAGTTCGCGCAAATCCTGAAAAAGTTTGAATATACCCGATGTGAACAAACCATCACAAAAGGCAAAAACAGAATGAAAAAGAAACAACGGATCGCGCTGGATGTCCTCAGGAAGCGCATCGCCGAAAAGTTCGGAGACAAAACCATGACAATTGCAGATGTGACTGCCGTTGCCAGACAGGAACTGAAATACAACGTCTGCCGCATGGCGGCGCTGTTCGAACTGCGCAAAGAGGACTTCCGGCGCTTCCACGACACCGGATTCATGCCGCCGTATTTTGTCGCCGCATTCCGCAGATATTTCAACCTCAAAGAGGAGCTTATCAATGACTGATTTTATCATCAAAGAACCGGCGGACGAATACCACGCCCGCAGTAAAGCCGGAGAATTCATGTCCAGCCATCTGCTGGCGGATTTCCGAGAAAGCCCCGCGCTCTACCGGAAGGAAATCCTCGGAGAAATCACCGAGACAGAATCTCCGGCGTTCGCCATCGGACGGGCGGCACATTGCCTCATTCTTGAGGGACGCGCCGAATTCGACAGCCAGTACCTCGTTGCGGACGGACCGGTGAATCCGAAAACCGGTGAACCGTTCGGCAAGGCGACGAAAGCATATGCCGAATGGCGCACGGCGCAAAGCCGTGAAATTGTTTCCGGCAAGGACTTCAATTTCATTCTGCGCCTGCAGAAGAGCGTGTGGCTTCATCCGGTCGCGTCGGAATTGCTTTCCGACGGCGTGGCGGAGGGAGTGGTCCGGGCGGAATATTGCGGCGTGCCGTGCCAGATCCGCACGGACTGGTTCAGCGTGAAATACGGGCTGGTCGATCTGAAGACCTGCGACTCGCTCAAATGGTTCGAGTCGGACTGCCGCCGCTTCGGATACCTCTTTCAGATGGCGTTTTATCGTGCCGTCATCCGCGAGGCCACCGGGCGGAATGTCCCCGTCCATATCGTCGCCGCGGAAAAGAACGAACCGTTCTCGACCGGCGTATGGAAGCTGACGGACGAGGTTCTCGATCTTGCCGAACTGGTCAACAAGGCCGCTCTCGAACGCTACCGGAACTGCTGCGTCACCGGCGTATGGCCGACCGGATACGAAGATGCCAGAATCATCGACACACTTTAACTGAAAGGATTTTATCACCATGGGAATGCTTGAAAACATTCAGACGGGGCGGGAAAACAAGCCGCCGAGAATCATGATTTACGGGAGCGAAGGCGTGGGCAAATCCACGTTCGGAGCGTCCGCGCCGAACGCCGTCTTCGTCCAGACCGAGGACGGTCTCGGCGAGATCGACTGCAGGAAATTTCCGCTGGCGCGTTCGCTGTCGGAAGTCATGGCGGAACTGGTTGCGCTGCGCGACGAGCCGCACGATTTCCAAACCGTTGTCATCGACAGCGCGGACTGGCTGGAACGGCTGATTTTCGACGAGGTCTGCCGCGAGTTCGGCGTCCGCAATATCGAAAAAGCCGATGGCGGCTACGGCCGCGGATACACCCATGCCCTCACTCACTGGCGCAAGGTCATCGCGCTCCTCAACGAACTGCGCGAGAAACGCGGCATGATGGTGATTCTCGTCGCCCACGCCAAGGTCGAACGGTTCGAAGACCCGGAGAACGCCGCCTACGACCGCTATACCCCGCGTCTTCACAAGCACGCCGCCAGCCTCATCGCCGAATGGGTCGACGCCGTTCTCTTCGCGAACAAGAAGTTCCGTGTGCAGAAAGAGAACGCCGGGTTCAGCGGGGAACGGGCCATCGCGGCCCCTGTCGGCGCGGACGGCGGCGAACGCATCATCCGCACGGTCGGCAGTCCGGCCTGCATCGCCAAAAACCGTTACGGCCTGCCGTCCGAAATTCAGCTCTCGTGGCAGGCATTTATCGACGCCTATCGGAAAATCGAGGAGAATCATCATGAGTAAATGCAAAGCCGTCTGCGAAGTGTTCAGCCGTGTCTGCGGATACTTCCGCCCGGTTTCCAACTGGAACAAGGGGAAGCAGGAGGAGTTCAAGGACCGCAAGGTCTACGAGGTGAAGAAATGTCCGAAAAAATAATCACGGCGCATTATCATCTGACCTGCGACCTCTGCGGACACCGAATCCCGAAGGGAAGCCAGTGCCGGATGGTCCGGGACGACTTCATGCCGTTCCTCGTTTTCTTCGAGCATCTCCGCTGCCCGTCCGCTCCGGCGGTCGCGACCGGCGGAAGTCCCAGGCAACCCCTAATCACAAAACAGCACGCATTTGTGCTGGCATAAAGAAAGGAAACCACCATGTCCACCCTGAATTTCAACGCAAACGAAGTCGAACCGAGCGCCGGATTCGAAGTGATTCCGGCGGGCAAGTACAACGCGGTCATCATTGATTCGGAAATGAAACCGACAAAAAACGGCAACGGTCAGTATCTGGAACTGACTTTCGAAGTAATCGACGGCGAATACAAAGGCCGCAAGGTCTGGAGCCGTCTCAATCTTGACAACCCGAATGCTCAGGCGGTGCAGATTGCCCGGAGCGATCTTTCCGCAATCTGCCGGGCAGTCAACGTTATCCAGCCGCGTGATTCGGTTGAACTGCATAACCTGCCGCTGGTTATTACCGTCCGTTGCCGGAAGAATCCGGAAAACGGTGATATAACCAACGACATTAAAGGTTATGAGCCGCGTGCATCAGCAGCAAAGACGACTCCGCCGCCACAGGCCAACGGCAATTCCAATGCGCCATGGGCAAGGAAGTAATGCGGGAGTTTGAACTTCCATGGCCTCCCAGCGTGAATCATTACTACCGCCATGTCGGCTCGCGCGTGCTGATCAGCCGCGCGGGTCGGCGCTACCGGGAAAATATCCAAGCACGGATGCGGAATGAAAACATTGAGACAGCGTCAGATCCGGTGGAACTCTATATCGAGCTTTACCCGCCGGATCGCCGCAGGCGAGATGTCGATAATTCACTGAAGTGCCTGCTGGATGCTTTTACTCACGGAGGGTTATACGAGGACGACAGCCTGATTCACAAGCTGACCGTAGTCAAACGAGAAGTCATGCCGCCCGACGGGATGGTTTATATAAGGATGAGAAAATTATGCAATGCAGATACCAGAAAATCAGAATAGTCCGCAAGGCTATGAACAGGATTCAGGACAGCTCAGCCCGGAAAATATGTTCATATTTACTGAAAGGCTGGAGCCTTGAAGAAGTGCGTAGACAACTCAATATGCCGTTAATGGCGTTTGAAATGTTCGTCGACGAGATCAAACGGGTATTGTTCGAAAACGGACTTGAAATCAGGGGTGTACTGTGGAGCTGAGACCGTACCAGCAAGAAGCCGTTAGTGCCGTCTATGATCATCTGCGCACCCGCGATGATAATCCATGCGTGGTCTTGCCGACCGGATGTCATGCGAAAGATCACCCGATTCTCATGTATGACGGAAGTATCAGGAAAGTTCAGGACGTTGTCGTTGGCGATGTAATAATGGGAGCCGACTCGACTCCCCGGCATGTGCTTTCACTGGCGCACGGAAAGGAGCCGATGGCACGAATTACGCCGGTCAAGGGCGAACCATTCGTGGTGAATATGAGTCATATTCTGTCACTTGTCAGTACAAACGAAGGAAAAAAGAATTATAGATGTTATCAGAAAGGTGGCGAAATCACAAACATCACCGTCCGTGAATATCTGACAAAATCGAAGTCATGGCGTCATTTACGGAAGCTCTATCGAGTCCCTGTGGAGTTTTCTACCCCGCAAAACCTGCCGGTTCCGCCGCATATTTTGGGCTTGTTGCTTGGCGATGGAACAATGACCAATGCTGTCGGTCTGACCAGCGCCGACGAGGAGCTTGGCGATGAGTTCAGTCTGTATGCAAAAAGTCTCGGCTGTTCGGTTCGTGTTAGTGAAAACGACAGAGAAGTTCCAACATACTATGCAACTGTAAAAAGTGGAGAAAAAAATCCTCTTTTTGAGATGCTATACCAACTCGGGCTGCGTGGACATTGTGCTCATAACAAGTTCATTCCAAAAGAATATCTGACTGCGTCACGTTCGGATCGGCTGCAACTGCTGGCCGGATTGCTTGACAGCGACGGATTCTTCGACGGGCATTGCCTTGATTTTGTGACAAAGTCCTGCGAACTTGCCGGAGACATTGTGTTCCTCGCCCGAAGTCTTGGACTTATGGCGAACTGCCGAGAAAAATATTCTTCTTGTCAAACAGGCGCAGGCGGCTGGTATTACCGGGTCCATATCTCCGGAGATTTGTCGCCGATCCCGTGCCGCAGAAAACGCCATGTATTCAATGTCCGGCAACAAAAGAAAAATGTTCTCCGAACCGGCTTCTCTGTGGAAGTTTTACCGGAGGATGATTTCTACGGTTTTGAACTGGATGGCGATCATTTGTATGTGGACGGAAACTTCATTGTCCATCACAACACCGGCAAGAGCATCGTGCTGGCACAGATCGCAACCGACGCTGTTTCAAACTGGTCTGGCCGGGTGTTGATCCTGGCACACGTTAAGGAACTTTTGGAGCAGAACGCCGATAAAATCCGTAAGCTCTGTCCGGAACTGGATGTCGGGGTATATTCTGCCGGGCTGAACTCACGCGACACCAGCCATGCCGTTATTGTCGCCGGTATCCAGTCTGTCTACAATAAGGCCTGTGATCTCGGTTCATTTGACCTGATCGTAATCGATGAGGCGCATCTGATTCAGCCGGACGGAGACGGGATGTACCGGACTTTTCTTGCAGATATGCAAATAATCAATCCAAATGTCCGGCTGATCGGGTTGACCGCAACGCCGTTCCGGCTTAAGGGCGGGCTAATCTGCAAGCCGGAAAATCTCCTGAATGACATCTGCTATGAAGCCGGACTGAAAGAGATGATCCAGCAGGGATATCTTTCGCCGTTGACTTCCAAGGCTGGCAGAGTTCAGGCGAAACTGGATAATCTGCATATTCGCGGCGGCGAGTTTATCAATTCGGAAATCGAAGAAGCGATGGACAATGACGAACTGGTAAACTCCGCCTGCCGTGAAATCGTTGAGCTGACCAAAGACCGGCAGAGTGTACTGATTTTTACTTCCAGCGTGGAACATTGCGAGCATGTCGCAGCAAAAATCAGACATTGGAGCGGACAGGAATGCGCAATCGTTACCGGTTCAACTCCGGCTGGCGAACGTGCTGAAATCATCGCTCGCTTCAAAGGCGAAAAGGTTGCTGATGACTTCTTTTCTTATAAGCCGCGCCTGAAATTTCTGGCAAATGTCAATGTCCTGACTACCGGCTTTGATGCGCCGAATACCGATTGCGTTGTTTTACTGCGTCCGACCAACAGCCCCGGTCTGCTGGTTCAGATGATTGGGCGCGGGACGAGGCTTTGCGACGGCAAGGATGATTGTTTGGTGCTGGATTACGGTGAAAATATTCTCCGGCATGGTCCGGTTGACATGATAACCGTTCTGGATAAAACATCCGGCAAAGGCGAAGCCCCGGCAAAGAAATGTCCGGAATGCCTGGCGCTAATCCATGCCGCATACCAGACCTGTCCGGAGTGTGGGTATGAATTTCCGCCGCCGGAAAAGAATAATATCCAGCAGACGGCAAGCACAGCAGGAGTGTTATCCGGGCAAGTTGATTATACGCCGTATGACGTTCAGGATACCTGGTATGCGGTTCATGAAAAGCGTGGAGCAGAACCCGGGACACCTAAAACGATGCGGATCGATTATCTGACCGGGTTCAATCAGTTTAAATCCGAATGGGCATGTCCTGAACACACCGGCTACGCCCGGCGTAAATTCGAGAATTGGTGGAAGCAGCGATCCAATGCCCCGTTGCCAAGTTCGGCACAGGAAGCTGTCGCACTGGCCGATGATGGAGCGCTGGCGACGGTAAATAAGATTATCGTCAAGTCCGTTGCCGGGGAAAAGTTTGACCGGATCGTCGATTACGAGCTTGGCGAAATCCCGGATTACATCCCGGAACCGGGCTGGAACGACCCGTACGACGGGTTACGATGTACCGCTTCAGACTCCAGTCGCCTTGCTCCTTACGGAAGCAATGAACAATGGACTCCGCCCAACTATGCCGACGATGATTTTGATGACAGTGAAATCCCTTTTTGAGGTGAGATATGACTATAAAACAACTTTTCCCGATAATTCTGATAACTCTTGACGTTGCTGCCGCCATCGTTTATCTCTGCCATGGCGACTTCAAACACACCATCTACTGGTTTGCGGCGGCAACTCTGACCGCGACTGTAACATTTTAAAGAGGATATAAACATAAATGACTTACGAAAAAAATCTATTGCCATTAGGTTCAGTCTGCGTAAAATGCGGGACAATTGTCGATAGAGGCTCACGCCTTTGTGATGATTGTTTAAATGATACAGACAAACAAGGTGCGAATTATTCTCATGTATCAGACTTACCTAACTGGTGTCGACTACGAGATTGCGACTATGACTGTCACAACTGCGAAGCAAGATTTATCGCGGAAAAATAAAAAAATGAATATTGGAAGGATAATGATAGATAAACAACAAATAATCAAAGCCTTGGAGCTGTGGTTTCAGCCCGGCGATGTCTTTGAAATCAGGGTGCTGGATGCGACAACTGCTGATTATATGCGGCCGCATGTCGAGTCCGGCTATTTTGATTTTGAACACATTGATGCCGTTGCCGACGCGCTGGCAAAACTGCGCACCTATCGCGGAGCTTATGCGACCGTCAACCCGGTTAATCCGGCACTGCTGGCTCGGGCCAATAACCGTCTGCGGGCTGTCGGACGCGAGCCGACTACCGCCGATGCGGACATCCTCTGTCGCCGCTGGCTGTTGCTGGATTTCGATGCAAAACGTCCCAGCGGCGTTTCAAGCACAAATGAAGAACATGATAACGCCATGCTCAAGGCAATGGAAATTCAGGAAGCGTTATCAGGATGTGGATGGCCGGAACCGATCATGCTGGACTCGGGTAATGGCGCACAGTTGATGTACCGCATTGACCTGCCGTCAGTTGACGAAGGACTCGTTCAGAAAGTTATCCAGACCATTGCCGGAGCTTCTGACGATCAGGTTGATATCGACTTAACTGTTCACAATCCGGCTCGTATCTGGCGTATTCCCGGAACCATGAACTGCAAGGGCGACAGCATTCCTGAACGCCAACACCGTATGGCAAAGCTTATTTCAGCTCCGGAAAAGCTGGAAGTTGTGACAACGGACAAACTCCAGGAGCTTGTCGGTTCAAGCCAGGAAACGGTCAACTATCCGGAAATTTCGGATAGTTCGAAATTCAATATTGACGATTGGATTTCTCGGTATTGCCCGGAACTCGGTCAGCCGCAGGAATGGAAAGGCGGCAGGCGATGGGTATTTAATGAATGTCCGTTCAATTCTGCCCACACCAACCGTTCTGCCGTGCTCATCGAACAGCCGTCCGGCGCGATAGCGTTCACCTGCCATCACAACTCGTGTCAGGGGAACGACTGGTTTAAGCTCCGGGAGCTTAAAGAACCGGGATGTTATGAGCAGCAGGAATACCCGGAGGTGAATATCGACGGCATTCTAAATCAGAATAAACCCAAGGCAGAGAAAAGCGAAACGCTATTCGCCGATCCCGGGCCACTACCGGATAAGCTGCTTAAAGTTCCCGGCTTTGTCAATGACGTGGTCAAGCTCTGCATGGATACCGCTCCGTATCCCAACCGTGTGCTGGCTTTCACCGGAGCGTTGGCTTTCCTCGCCTTTCTGGTCGGGCGCAAGGTCAAGGATAAGCGCGACAACCGCAGTAATCTTTACCTTATAGCCCTGGCTGATTCCGGCACCGGCAAAGATCATCCACGCAAGGTTAATTTCAATCTGGCGTTCTTATCTGACGTTGCCAACAGCATCGGCGATGCGTTCGCTTCCGGCGCGGGACTGGAGGATGCCTTGTTCCTGCATCCTTCGATGCTATTTCAGGCTGACGAGTTCGACTGTATTTTCAATACCATGAAATACAGCAAGGACGGACAGTCTGAGTCAATAAACGAGAAGCTGCTGAAGTTCTATGGTGCGTCAAACTCGTTGTATCCGATAAGGAAAAAGGCTGTGGCAAGGCTCAAAAACACCGGCGATCAGATCGAGGTAAATCATATTGTCAATCCCAACCTTGTAATCTTCGGAACAGCGATACCAAAGTATTTTTACGAGTCACTGTCACGCCGTGTCCTCGAGAACGGGCTGGTAGCCCGGTGCATCATCGTCGAGGCTGGTAGTCGTGGCAAAGGCAAGATGGCTATGCCGATTACTCCGCCGGATTCGCTGGTCCGGGCGGCGAAGTATCTGGTTACCCTTGACCTTGGAGGCAATCTGTCCCATGAGAATCCGAAGCCACTTATCATCAGCGAAACGCCGGAGGCGACTCAGAAGATCATAGAGCTGCAGGCCTATTGCGACGAGCAGTACCATTTTTATGAGAAGCATAATGAAGCCGGGGCAATGGCCCTGTGGGCGCGTGTCCATGAAAAGGTATGCAAGCTCGCGTTACTGCACGGCATAAGCTCAAATGTGTATGAACCGCTGATAACAGAGAAGTCGGTCGACTGGGCATTCAATTTCGTCGAGCATCTTACAAAACGCATGCTGTTCATGGCTGACAGTTATGTTTACGAGAACGTCTTTGACGAGAAGTGTCAGAAGGTTATTCGCTATCTGCGTCAGGCGGGAGGGACGCTTCAGCACAGCAAGCTGCTTAATAAAACCCATGAGTCAGCTGATATGCTCAAAAAGGTAATTGAAACGCTGGCCGAAAAGCAGGCTGTTGAAGTTCTGATCGACACCACCGGACGAGTCGAAAAGCGCATTTACAAACTGCTGGAGTAATTCGCGGAAGCATTCGCGAAGAGTTATAAATTCACAGATGAAGCCATAAAAAGGAAATGGGGAAATTAGCAGTTTTCTGTGAATTTGTGAATCGTTGTGTGAATTGGTAAAAGAAGAAAAAATATACTATTTAAGTACAAATATATATATAATTATATTCTTTTTTCTATCAATTCACAAATTCACACGAGCTTTCGTACACCCACGCAAAAACGTGTTCGCGTGTATATAAGGGTGAATCTGTGAATCCCATGGTTCCTTCCTGGGGATATCAGGGAATACGGCGAGGGAAGCAGGCAGGCTATAAAGCAGACTTGCTTGAAGCTGATAAAAAAATATTATTACTTTACAATAAACACCTTATACCGATAGGAGGTTGTTGTGATTTTTTTGCGTAAAAACTTGCTTTATGCATGGGCTACTTCGCCGATGAGGCAGTCCGCAGGAATATTCAAAGTATCATGTAAACGTCGAATCATATTTAATGAAAGGTTACGGCTGCCGTTTAGAACAGCATAGGCTCGTGAAGTCCCGCCAAAGCATGGAGCGATGTCTTTTACTTTAAGTTGACGCTGCTCCATGACGAATTTGATAACTTCAATGGGAGTTGGAGCTTCAATGGCATAATGCTTGTTTTCATAATCAGCAATCACCAGAGAAAGCAATTCCATTTCCTCGGCAATATCTCCAGTTGGTTCTGGATTTGCCATGGCCAGAGCTTCAAGCCGTTCCATCGCGGCGTCAAGTTCTGTATCGTTTTTTATTATTTTTACGTTCATTTTAACCTCCGTTAAAGGTTTAGTTTATCATATTCAGCATGGGTGCCAATCCAGCTGACAATCAAAGTATCTTGTGTATATACGGCAATAACAACAAGTCTGAATTTATTGCCGCCTATGTTGAAAATAACTCTATTGCCGCTCAAAAAACTCGCAGAGGCGAATTCGCGTTTTATGTCGGCTGGAGTTCGCCAGGCTGCGTTTTCCGCTATTTGAGTCCATGCTCTCAGTGGAGCTCTGGATGCAGAGTGCGACCCCATGAATTTTGTAATTTTCTTTTTGCCGTTAACTCGCATTTTTACCTTTTTCGTTATCTAAAAATTAATATAGTGCCATTTTGGCACCTAGTCAAGTATTAACACCCAAAAAAGGAGAAGTTTTCTATGGAAATCGTACAAATGAACATCGCGGACGTAAAACCTTATGACCGCAACCCGCGTATCAACGACAATGCCGTGGAAGCCGTGACCGAGTCCATTAAGGAGTTCGGCTGGCGTGCGCCCATCGTTGTTGATGATAACCACGTCATAATCTGTGGTCACACAAGGCTACTCGCGGCAAAACAACTCGGGCTGGATACGGTTCCGGTACATGTTGCCAAAGGACTGACTCCGGAACAGGTGAAAGCCTATCGCATTGCCGACAATAAAACCGGCGAGATTGCCGAGTGGAATTATGATCTATTGCCGCTGGAACTGGCCGATCTGCAGATGGCGGACTTCGATTTGTCACTGCTGGGCTTCAATGCCGCAGAACTCGACTCGCTGCTAAACGGCGAAAACACTGTAGCCGATGGCGAAACCGATCCTGAAGCGATACCGGAAGTACCCGAGGAGCCTGTCAGTCAATCCGGCGAGATTTACCAACTGGGCAATCATATCCTGATGTGCGGCGACTCCACCAGCCCTGAAGATGTTTCCCGGCTGATGAACGGCAAAGAAGCAGACATGGTGTTCACCGATCCGCCGTATGGAGTCAGTTACAAAGGCGTGAACAATCCCGGCGGGCGCGAATGGGAGGTCATCGAAAACGATGATCTGCGCGGCGACAAGCTCTCGGAATTCCTGCTGGCGGCATTCAAAAATATCAAAGCGCATCTGAAAAGCAAACGTGCCTTTTATATCTGGTACGCTACACGGAACCATATTCAGTTCGAAAGTGCCATCATCGATGCCGGGCTGAAATCCAAGCAGGTTATTGTCTGGAACAAAGGCATGATCCTGGGGCATTCAGATTACCATTGGGCATTTGAGCCGTGCTTTTATGGCTGCCATGCGGATGAGAACTGTGAATGGCTCGGAGACCGCTGTCAGACGACGGTATGGGATATCAAGCGCGATCATACTGGTGATTATGTCCACCCGACACAGAAGCCCACCACACTGGCGCAGAAAGCCATATTTAACTCCTCAAAGGTTGGCGAAACCTTGCTGGACTTGTTCGGCGGCTCAGGTTCGACGCTGATAGCCTGCGAACAGACAAACCGCAAGTGCCGGATGATGGAGTTCGATCCGAAATACGCTGATGTCATCCGTCGTCGTTATGCCGAATTCAAACATGGCGAAGGATGCAACTGGCAAGAATTAACACCCGTAATAAAACAAAACCAAGCCTCAAAAGGAGAAAGGTAAAATGCAAGAAATCGTAAAAGTATTCAATGACCGCCCCGTCCGTATCATCGAAAAAGATGGTGATCCGTGGTTCGTCGCAAAAGATGTATGTGATGTGCTGGAACTGAGTAATCCCCGAACGAGTTTATCTCTTTTGGATGATGATGAAAAGGGAGTCCACAGTATGGACACCCTTGGAGGCATTCAAGATATGACCACGGTTAATGAACCAGGGTTATACTCTCTTATCCTCCGAAGCCGCAAACCGGGAGCTAAGGCTTTCAAGCGATGGATAACCCATGAAGTCCTGCCGTCGATCCGTAAAACCGGCGCATACCTATCACCGGCGATAACTGACAGCCAGATAAAATCACTGCTGACAACACTGGAACAGGAAATGTACCGGCGGATAAATGCAGAAGGCCGTCTTCAGCTTCTGGAAAAACAATTGAAGAAGCTGGCAAAGCGGGCATTGCCCAAAAGCACTTTTGGTGAGTTGTCAAAGACAACCGGCCTGCCGAAAGACAAACTTGTCGCTCCTTACATCAGGAGTGACCGCAGGCCACATCGGCCACAACTTCTGGAATATTTCCAGCTGTTACTGCCGTTGTATTTTTCAGATGAGGTATTCAGTGAAGTTCAGGCGGTTCTTCCCGCCTGACTGAACCTTACTGCATCGCGACAAACGCGCCTTTGCGTGTCGCGCTCTTGCTGAAGCGGGGAAGTTCTTTCACTTTGATTTCCCGAAAAATACTGCCATACAAAGTCTGCTCCGGGGTTTTGCATGAGGTCGGAGTCCACAGTCCGGCCTCAATCGCCAGTTTGACCATTTCCCGGGTGTTCAGCGGTTCTCCGGCATTGGAAAGGACGGCAAACGCCGCATCGATAAGTGAAAGTTTCTTGCCGGATTCTTTCGGCGTGCTAACGATGCTGACAAGACTTTTTACGGTAAATTCCCGTCCGGAGCTGAGGCTTTTAACCTGATAGGAATTTTCGAGGACTTCGAGTACCTCAACTTTGACTTCGTTACGTCCGACTTTAACCATTGCTATGGTTCCGGTTCTCAGTTCTCTGTTTTTCATTTTTGACCTCCGTTGGTTAGGATTTTGAGCTTATTATCGCTCGCTGTGTACATATAAGCTTGGATATCGAAACATAGCAAATCAACCCTCTCATATATTTCAAAATAAAGGCAAATAATATGGATAACTCTTTATCTTTGACCGCATTATCGCCGGATATGCTCGTACGGTTACTTAAACAGGCCGGATGCCGGACGATTTCCGAGGAAACACTTGCCGACGATGTCGCATCTGGAGCTCCAGTCAATTCCGACGGCACATTCAACCTGATAACTTATGCCGCATATCTGGCAAAGGAGACTTCTGACGATGGCTCAAATTAATCCTACTTCAATCCGTCCAGTTGAAGCGGCACGACTGTTAAATTCAACTGAGCTTGGTTTTGTTTTGCCGCAGGCGCGAATCTACCGGGATTTCAACCGGGTCGGTTTCAGGATCGCCGCAGCGGATAATTCCCGGAACATCAATCTGGTAAAATACATTGCCTGGCTGTTCGATCGGAAGCATGCTGAACCCGCTGAAAACTCCAGCCGTAGCTATGACGAACGGCGAGATGCCGAACGCCAGCGGCAGGCGGAACAATCCCTTGCGGGGCGCGACATCGGCGCATTGCCGGATGTGGCAAATATTCAGCGCAAAAGCGACTGCGAACGTAATTTCCAGCTGTTCTGCGAGAGTTACTTCCCGGAAACTTTCACCTTGTCATGGTCGCCGGATCACCTTAAAGTTATTGAGAAGATTGAGTCAGCTGTATTGCACGGCGGATTGTTTGCATTGGCGATGGCAAGGGGCAGTGGTAAATCGAGCCTTTCGGAAACAGCAGCATTATGGGCGATGCTCTACGGTCACCGCGAGTTCGTCACGCTGATCGGTTCAACCGAGTCAGCCGCCTTGGAAATCCTCGACAGCATAAAAACCGAGCTTGAGGTCAACGAAATGCTTGCTGAGGATTTTCCGGAGGTGTGTTTCCCGATCGCGGCGCTGGAAGGCATTGCCAATCGCTGTGCCGGGCAGCTATATAACGGCGATCGCACCCGGATAACATGGACAAGCAACGAAATCGTCCTGCCAAGCATCAAGGATAGCAAGGCAAGCGGGGTTATTGTCCGGGTTGCAGGTATTACCGGGCGTATACGCGGGATGAAGTACAAACGTTCCGATGGCAGGAGCGTGCGTCCGTCGCTGGTCATTATTGATGACCCGCAGACTTCCGAATCTGCCGGAAGCCTGGAACAGACCCGGAAGCGCATCCGGGTACTGGCTGGAGATATCCTCGGGCTGGCTGGGCCGGGACAAAAGATTTCGGGAGTGATGCCCTGCACCATTATCCGCCCCGGCGACATGGCTGATACCATTCTCGATAAAAACAAACATCCCGACTGGAACGGAGAGAAAACCCGCATGCTGTATAAGTTTCCAGCTAATATGAAGCTCTGGGATAAATATGCGGAAATCCGCGCTGAATCTTTACGGACTGACGGCAATTTTGATGCGGCAACAAGCTTTTACCGTGAAAACCGCGAGGCGATGGATGCCGGGGCGGAAGTATCATGGGAAGACCGTTTTAACCATGATGAGATTTCCGCTCTCCAACATGCAATGAACCTAAAATTTCAGGATGAAGCGGCATTTCAAAGTGAATATCAGAATGATCCGCTGCCGGATGATAATTCAGATGAAACCATGCTTACGGTTGATGAAATCGCCAGCAAGGTTAACGGATTAGCAAAGAATAAAATCCCAATTGACTGCGATAAGCTGACGATGTTTATCGACGTACAAAAGGCATTACTCTTTTATGTGGTCGCGGCATGGAGCGATGACTTCACCGGAGCGGTAATCGACTACGGCGCATGGCCCGACCAGAAACGCCGTCACTTTTCACTGACTGATGCCAACCCGACAATCCAGAGCACATTTCCGCAGGCCGGACTTGAAGGAGGGCTGTATGCCGCGATGCAGGAGCTGACGGAGGAGTATTTCTCACGTGAGTGGCAACGTGAGGATAGCGCGATGATTAAAATCGAACGTGCTATGATCGATGCCAACTGGGGTCAATCGACAGATATAGTCTATCAGTTCTGCCGTCAAAGTTCTTATTCCGGCATCATCCTGCCGTCACATGGGCGGTTCGTGGGAGCGAGCTCCAAACCCATGACAGAATACAAAAAGAAGCCCGGCGACCGGCTTGGGTTGAACTGGATGATCCCGAATGTAGCAGGCAAACGCGCCATTCGGCATGTGATCTATGATACCAATTTCTGGAAATCATTTGTCCATGCCCGGCTGGCGGTGGCCGTCGGCGACAAGGGCTGTCTGTCTCTTTATGGGCGGACTCCGTTGCATCACCAGCTCATCGCTGAACATTTGACAGCCGAATACCGGGTCAAAACCGCCGGTCGCGGCAGAACCGTCGATGAATGGAAGATCCGCCCGCAACGAAATGACAACCATTGGCTGGACTGTCTGGCAGGCTGTGCTGTCTGCGGTTCGATGCTTGGTGCGACATTGCCGGAACATATCGGCGGAGCATTAAGGCTGCGCAAAGCACCGATAAAGTTGTCAGCCAGACGGCAGAGTAAAACTGAACAACAGAATCAAAACACGCCGGGACGTACCCGGTTATCAGATATCAGGAGGAACAGATGAACGACAAAAAAACAATACCGGAGAACATCCGGCAGGCAGTTGATTTAATATCGGCAGTATTACGCAGAATTATGAATAAAAGACTGGATAAGTCACGATATAAGAGCTTGTATATGACCAGTAAACAAGGAGTTGCAACATGAATAAAGATAAGCTGACAAAACTGCAGATTGACAATATAAAGCAAATGAAGCTGGCAGAACTGCAGTCAAAATTCATGGAGCTTTATGGCTTTGAAACAAAGTCAAGAAGCGTAACTGCTTTACGCCGACGGCTGATTTACCGAATTCAGGAAATTTATTATGGAGGGCTGTCGCAGGAAGATGAAAAGTTTCTATTGCAGATCGCTGAAAAAGATCATCTGGCAACACTGGGCAAAGCCGGAAAAAAACAGAAAACTATTATTCCCGGCACCAAACTGTCCCGCGAATGGCAGGGCAAGAATTACGAAGTCACGGTTCAGCCTGACGGCAAGTTCGAATGCGAAGATAACCTTTACGGTTCGTTATCAGCAGTAGCCCGGGCAATAACCGATACCCGCTGGAATGGCAAAGTATTCTTTGGAGTGAAATAATATGAGACAACAGAAAAAACGATGCGCTATCTACACACGCAAGAGCGTCGAAGATGGCTTGGAAAAGGAATTCAACACCCTAGATGCCCAGCGCGAAGCTGGCGAAGCCTATATCGCCAGTCAAAAAGCTAACGGCTGGGTGTGTCTGCCTGAACGTTACGATGACGGTGGGTTCTCCGGCGGCAACATGAAACGTCCGGCACTGCAGAAGCTCCTTGCCGATGCCGAAGCCGGGTTGGTCGACGTGATCGTCGTCTATAAAATAGATCGGCTATCCCGGTCGATTATTGATTTTTCCGAACTCAGCGGCAAGCTGGATGAATGGAGCGTGTCATTCGTATCGGTAACGCAGGAAATCAATACTTCCACCAGTTCCGGGCGGATGATGCTGAATATCCTGATGACTTTCGCCCAGTACGAACGCGAGATTATCGCTGAACGGATCAAGGATAAAATGAGCGCCCACCGCCGCAAGGGCATGTGGACTGGCGGCGCGGTTCCGTACGGTTATCAGCCCATTGATAAAAAACTGCAGATAGTCGAAGCGGAAGCGGAAGTCATCCGCTGGATGTATCAGCGTTTTACCGAGGTTCAGTCGCCTAAACAGATAGCGCTTGAACTCAACCAGCAGGGAACCTTAAATAAATACGGCAAGGAATGGGACCGGGCTTATATTGCAAGGATTCTGGCGAACCAGCTGTATGTCGGCAAGGTGAAATATCAGGGAATCATTTACGATGGCGAACATGAAGCCATTGTTGAACCTGAAATTTGGAAGCGTGTACGGGAGATAGCCAATTCCAATAACCTGGTCAAAGAACCAAAGGGGCGCATTGAAAGCACTGCGCCACTCAAGGGCATTTTACGCTGCGGTCACTGCGATTGCGCAATGTCGCCGACATATGGGAAGAAAAAGAGCAAACAGTATTTTTACTACGTCTGCAGCCGGGATCAGCATCGGCTGGTCAAGGAATGCCCAGTCGGGCGTATATCCGCCGGAGAAGTTGAACAGGCGGTGCTGGAACAGATAAAGGTAGTTTTACATTCCGATGCATTCGTCGAGCAATGCGCTGTCCGGCTCGGAATTCCAGCGGAAGATGTATGCGAGTTGCTCAATCCGATTACCGAAGTATGGGATGAAATGGCCCCGGGGGAACGCAACCGATTGATGACTCTGCTCGTAGACAAGGCGGAAATTCATGATGACAAACTGGAGATTACCCTGAAAGTTTCCGGGATTGACGACTTGATCCGTGCGACGGATGGCGAAAAATTGCCATCAGCGGAAGCAGGAGAAAACATTAAAGTCACAGTTCCCATCAAGCTGCGACAGAACAACAGCCGCCGGGAGCTGCTGGTAACCGATGGTTCCGGCCAATACGAAAGCACGCTCGCCGTCTGCATCGCCCGGGGCTTTTACTGGCAGAAGCTCATCGACGAGGGAGCTTTTAAAGATGCCAAAGATCTGGCACAATCCATGAACTTGGACAGGTCATATGTTGCAAGGACGATCAAGCTGAGTTGCCTTTCGCCAAGGGTAATCCATGCCGTTATCGCGGGTGACATTCCCGACTCGCTGAGCCTCGACAAGCTCCGTGGCAGTATACCTGAATTATGGAGTGAGCAGGAAAAAGTGTTCTTGAAAAAACAGTAATTTGCCAGATTAAAAAATATTAGACAAAAACACTGCATTTGTCGTTTAAAATTTGCTTTTTCCATCTTTTCAATCTACATTGTAAAACCTTGTTTAACCCAATGTGCCGGATAGTCTTTGCCAGAATTCTGTCTGAACGTATTGTTTAAAGGCTGATTTTGCCCAAATAATATGAAATTGAGAATAAGACACCTGTGGGAGAAAAGAATAGATAAATGAGTGGATTTATATTATAAAAATTGTGTTAAAACTGGAATCTGGAGTATAAAATCAATGGCAAGAAAAGCGAAAGCAAAGACAACTGAGATATCACTTGAATCAATACTGATGAATTGCAGAAATTCTCTTCGCGGTACCATCGGTGGAAACGAGAAGAACCGCGATGCTGTATTGGGTATAGTTTTTCTGAAATTTGTTGGAGACAAATTCGAGAAGCGGCGGGCTGAATTGATTGAAGAACACGGTGACATTCCTGCTTTCCTTGAAAAAGTCTCTTTTTATCGTGCAAAGAATGTGTTTTACTTAGACGAAACATCTCGTTGGAACTACATCGTTAAACACGCCAGCTCAGATACGATTGCGGTTATTCTCGACCAGGCGATGAAAGATATCGAAGATAAAAACCCGCCACTTGCCGGTGCATTGCCTCAAAACTTTTATGCTACACTGGGAACTCGCAAAGGTCAGATTAAAGGTCTGATCGATGAAATCAATAAGATTGATGAGAATAGATTTCATGATAAAGATCTGATTGGTAGAGTGTATGAATATTTTCTGCAGGTTTTTGCGATTGACTCTGGAACCAGTGCCGAAAAGGGAGAATTTTATACCCCGGCAAGTATCGTTCATCTGATTTCTGAACTACTTGAACCGTACAGCGGAACAGTATACGATCCCTGTTGTGGTACTGGCGGAATGTTTGTTCAGTCAATTAAGTTCGTAGAACAGCACCACGGAAATACAAAAAATATTTCTATCGTCGGCCAGGAGTCAAACCCTGATACTTGGCGTCTTGCCAAAATGAATCTTGCAATCCGAGGAATATCACATGATCTTGGCAAAACAGCCACATCAACCTTTACTGATGATCAGCACAAGGATAAGAAGGTTGACTTTATTATGGCTAACCCACCATTCAATCTAAAAAAGTGGCGTACTGAAGATCAGCTTGCCGATGATTACCGCTGGAAAGGATATGGTACTCCCCCAGTTTCAAACGGTAACTATGCTTGGATTTTGCATATGCTTTCAAAACTGGATACGACTAATGGCATTGCTGGATTTCTTCTTGCTAACGGAGCACTCAACGCTGATGCAGATGAGATTAAAATCCGCAAGCAGCTTCTTAAAAATGATAAGGTCGAGGCGATTATTGTTCTGCCACGTAATATGTTCTACTCAACCGATATTTCTGTAACACTCTGGATTATGAATAATAATAAAAAGGCCCGTTCGCTAAACGAAAATGATTTGCGCGATCGTCAAAAAGAGGTACTCTTCGTTGACCTGCGTATGTGGAATAAGAATATCTATGAGAAGAAATATGTAATGTTCGACGATGAGCAGATTGCTCAGATCAAAGCAATTTACAACAACTGGCAAACCGGCAATGGGTATGAAGATATACCGGAACTATGCAGGTCTGTTGCACTCAGTGAAATTCAAGAGAAAAACTATTCTCTTGCTCCGAGTAAGTACATCGAATTTATCGATCACGATCTTGATATCGACTATGAATTGGAAATGAAGCGGATTCAGGAGGAGATGCAGGTAGTCCTCAAGATAGAGAAACAGTCGCAGGCGATGTTGGAAAAAGCGTTTAAGGGGATTGGATATGGCATTGAATAAACTTGGTGATTATATAGAGCCTGCCGACCTTAGAAATCGTGAGGGAGTTTATTCTCTAGGCTCTGTTAGAGGTATTTCAATTCAAAAATGCTTTATTAGCACTAAAGCAAATATGAAGAATGTTTCTCTTTCAAATTATAAAGTTGTAAGCCCTGATTATTTTGCATACGTAACTATTACTTCGAGAAATGGCGAGAAAATTTCGTTAGCACATAATGATACTGATAAATCATTTCTGGTATCGTCTTCTTATTTAGTATTTAAAATCAAGGACACAAAAAAAATACTTCCAAAGTTCTTGTATATGTATTTCAATCGCCCTGAATTTGATCGTTTCTCAAGATTTAACTCTTGGGGCAGTGCACGTGAAGCATTCTCCTGGGATGATATGTGCGATATCAATATTGACCTTCCTTCCATAGAAATTCAGCAGAAGTATGTCGATGTCTACAATTCCATGGTGGCGAACCAGCAAGCACAAGAAAAAGGACTTGATGATTTAGAACTCGTTATTAATCTCACTTTAGATAATTTCAAGCATTCTGCTTCAAGAATTCCAGTTGGAAAAATTGTTGATATTGTTGATAATAGGAATACTGAAAACAAAATTAGTAATGTTCAAGGAATAAATATTGAAAAAAAGTTTATGCCTTCCGTCGCTAATCTGAAAAAGACTGATTTATCAAAATACAAGATTATTTCCAAAGGACAGTTTGCCTATAGTGCTATGCAAACTGGTAGAGATCGTTGTATTCGCATCGCGTTATTTCAAGAAGACGAGTCTGTTATTATTTCTCCAGCATATTCAGTTTTGCACATTCAGAATAAAGATGTTTTACCAGAATATTTTATGTTGTGGTTTAGCCGTAAAGAGTCTGATAGATATGGCTGGTTTGTTAGCGACGGTAGTGTAAGAGCTAGCCTTGAGTTACCACGTTTTTATGAAATTGAAATCCCTGTACCTTCCATTGAAGAACAACAATCTGTTGTAAATCTATTTAAGTATCAATATTCTGTTAAGTCAAATATTGATAGTATAAAGAAAATCACAAGAGACCTTTGTCCAATCCTGATCAAAGGCTCAACAAAAGAAGCTCAAAATGCACAGGCAGGTGAGTAA